TCCCACAGGTTGGTAAAATTATCGGCTACCCATTGCATAGCCTTCTGTACTCGCTCAGTTCTGATCTCATATTCGGTATCAAAATTCCCATCCGCATCAGCATAATCTTTCAATGCCTTGGCAGTATCCCACAATTCTATTCGCCAGTTTCTATACTGCCTGTCATACTCTTCTTGTGTCTCCTCCTTATCTGTTACAAGAGGCCAGCCACTTGTGTTATCACCTAAGAACTGCAATCTTAGGGCAAGCCATCTGGCTAGGGTAGTGTTCAGATTGATGCAGTCTTTCCCGATAGGGTCATCCTTCCACTTCATATTATTTCTCCTTCCAATCTTTTAAGGCATGGTCTTTGTAGGTTACTTCTTCCTTCTTTCTTCCAAAATCTATCAACGCTAGTCCTAAAGTCATAGCCTCCTTTCTTGTTAGTTGTAATGACTGACGATTTAGTATGGCATCATTCATTACCCTACTATTATTCTGTGTGATTTGAATACAAAGTCCATCGTTCTTTCCCCAATACCTAGTCAGTCCTATGGATGGTATTCTTTTTAGTTCTAGATTGTCAGCCATGCTCCTTCTCCTTTTTTTCAGGCCGTGCTTTCTTGATTAATTCCAACGCTAGTTCCGTATCCAAACCATTGTCCGTAACAGCTTGTATCTGTTTGAACTCATCAAGAATTTGAAGAACGTGCTGTAAATCTTTCATACTACTTCTCCTTCTTCTTTCTATCGACAAGATTATCGATAGCTAAACAAAACAAAAGTCCTGCACATAAACCTACTAAGAATATAACAGTACTCATGTCATCACCTCAATTTGATTTTCAACTATCACTTCATTGGGTGCCAAGCCTGTCTTTTCAATAGCTTCGACTTGATCCCTCGCCCACTCATAGTGATATTCTATGCGGTCATTATGTAGAATGGGGATACGAAAATTATCCATGATAACTCCTATCATTTTGGGTAGTGCTACCCATAATTTAGTATCACTACCAATAAAAAGACGCACCAAACCCGTAGGTTTAATGCGCCTAACCACAATGGGCAATGCCCAGAGTACTACTAATTTTTAAAAGACTTACTTAAATGGTTCGTAAGTCCTACCCCAAAATTGTGCATGGGATTGTGGCGTTCCCAGAAATACTTGAGGACTTGCAGAATTTTTTAATGTTGTGCAAGCCAATCCCGTAGATGTTAATTGAGTACGCTTAAGAGCCAGACGTTTGGCTTGCTTACTCATTTTACCTATGGAATTTTTACGCTTCCATATTCTATGCAGTCTGTTTTGTTTGGCAGTAGTAGGTATTGTTTGCCTGATAAAAACTGTACTGCTAGAGGCTGATACTGTTTTGCTCATGTCACTTTTCGGGTAGTGCTACCCAAAACCCTAAGTTAAAATATTTTTTTAAGTGTCTGTATTATAAGACATATTCAAGGGTAAGTCAAGCAAAGTGAGGAATAGAAACAGGCTCATATTAAGAACAAAAAAAATGGTACTAGAATTAACTAGTACCAGCTACAGTTTAGGGAAGATTAATTAATTGTTAATTTCTATAAAAGAAAAAAGATTTCTACCGCTATCTGCCATGTGCTTTCCCATAATCCATTGGGTAGCTTCAACAATTGCTAATGGGATGCTGTCAGAAATTACTACAAAATGCTCATGCTTATTGCCATACAATCTAACTGTAGCAACTACACTGCCATCATCCTGTTCGACTATAAAACTATTGCCTATCGTGTCCTCAATTCTAAATGTCATAAGCTGCTCTCCAATTTCTTTAATTATTAATTGTACTCTATGGTATAGGACAAGTCAATCAAAGTGAGGAATAGATTTGCGCTCATACTCATGGCACTCATTACATTCTACTCATACTCATAGCACTCATTACATTCTACTCATACTCATAGCACTCATTACATTCTACTCACATTATTTTTTAGGGTAGTACTACCCAAAATTTAGGCAAAAAAAAAGTCCTCATATACCCGAAAGCATATGAGGACTTAATTAAGTTTAACTAGGCGGCTGCAAGCAATTCAATTTCTTGTTTTGTTTCGGCTTTCTTGCGCTCTTTTTTATCGGCTTTATCGGCTGCAATATCTTTTTTATCATCGGCTTTTTGAGCCTTCAAAAGTATTGCTTCAATATCATCGGTAAAACTATCAATAGTTTCTTGATGATTAACATTCTCTGTTAGTGCGGAAATTGTATTCTCTTTAATTTCCAAAAATGCATCGGACAATTTAACGTCCTCACTTTCTACACCGAAAAGCCTAAAATCATCCCAAGTCTTTAACTCATGATCTTCAAAGACTTCAAGCCATTCGTATAAAGTATCATCATGCACAAAGCCGTTTTCTGCTACAAAAAATAAATCTGTCTGATTTTGAAAACCAGAAACATCTTTATTTTTACCAGCGGCTTTATTACCGAAAGCCTTAAAAACACTAGCGGCTTTCTCTGACATGATGTTATTCTTTCTACCGTCAACAAAAAAGACCGACACAAACATTTGATAGTCTTTTTTATCGAGTATCAAAGCCGCAATCCCAAAACGTGCAAACGTGAATTTCATATTCTCACGTTTAATTTCGGTATGTTTTTTAGCCTCATTTCCGGCTTTAACATAAGCCTTGTATGTTTCGGCTGCTGGCTTTGATAGGTCTTTATAAGTAAAAGATAATGTAGTCATAATAAAAATTTCCCTTAAAGAGATTACCAATAAGACAAAATTGTCCTACTGGGTAGTCTGTACTTATGAACGCATGTTTAGGCTACTTTATTATTAGGCCCGTTTTCTTTAATCCAATTAAGGAAATGATCTAGCGAATGTCCTAGTTAACTGCTGTTGCCCCTAGATCTCAATTAGCCTCCAATATCCATTGCGTGGATACGACATAAAGAGACTATCAGATAGACTAGGGTAGATCAAGCAAAGTTATGATTATTTTGGGTAGTACTACCCATTTTGAAATCGTCCTAGAAATCGTCCTAATTTTTCACTTATAACTAATTGTGTACCAATCAGGCTAAATCGAGGTAAATCACTTTTATATAGCAACATACCTGCCAAGGGTTACCTACCCTAAATGCGGCTTAAAATGGCGTATAGGGCATACTGTACTGATACCCATTATAGAGAGGGTTTAGGATGATTTACCTATCCCCCAAATCTACCCAAAAAATAAAGGTATCTCTTTTTTGGAAAATTCGAGAAGCCAACCAAAAAATAAGGGCATAGGGGAAAAAAACTGCCGATCTTGTGCGGGGTTATAATGATTGGTGCTTGAGGAAAGATTTCTAAAAAAACAGGGTCTAAAAATTCTACCAATGTCGCCCTACTTAAGTACTAATTATATTATACTTTAGTATATTTTATTATTTTTTTTATTTTAGTACTTGTGTAATTAGATATTATAGTGTATAATAGTACTATGTATAATCCAGAAGAAAACTTATTTGAATCTTTTATAAATCTTAAGGGACTCCTCTCACAAAAAGTAGAACAACAATCAAAATCAGACTTCCTTACGTTTGTCCGATTGATAGCCCCTTCTCTGGTACATGACTTCAGAATGGGCAGTCACATTAAATTAATCTCTAATAAACTTAAGGATCTGGAGGAAGGAAAAACAAAAAGATTGATGGTCTTCCTTCCTCCTCGCTCCTCTAAGTCAGTCATCTGTTCTAAACTTTTTCCAGCATGGTACATAGGTAGAAATCCTACTCATGAAATACTGACTGTATCTCACAGTGATCAGTTGTCTTCTGACTTCGGCAGGTCTGTCAGAGATGTTGTCAACACAGAAGACTTCAGTAAAATATTCAGAGGTGTCCAACTCAGGAGTGATGTCCGGGCAGCAGGTAAATGGAAGACAAACCAAGGCGGTACTTACTATGCCGCTGGTGTCAGATCACAGATAGCAGGTCGGGGAGCGCATGTAGCCATACTGGATGACGTGATGTCTGAAGAAGACGCCTTCTCTGATGCAGGAAGAAGGTATATCAAGGAATGGTATCCAGCAGGACTCAGAACACGTCTTATGCCGAATGGAGCTATCGTAATAATAAATACCAGATTTCACTACGATGACCTCTGTGGATGGCTCCTTAAACAACAGGAAGACATGAGCGAGTATGAGACAACTCCTTGGGAAGTCATAAAGATCCCTGCATGGCT